AAATGTTCTGGAATAAAAAAACAAATAGTCCTCCTTTGAATAAGGATGGAACTCCTTGTCTCAAAGGTAGAATTATTAATTTAATTCAAGTAGTAGTTGTTGTTCAGTTATTAATAGTAGCAGCAACCATACATGGATGTCTCATGCCTGGTAAGACTTGTGATTCAGAAACGAAACAACATATTGCTAACATGATGACTGTCATAACTACTTCTACATTTGCACTTTATGCTGCTGAAAAATAATGGAACTAACTGACGAAAACATAATAACAGTCTTAGAGGAACTGTTACCATACATCGAAGCAGATGGTGGGTCTTTACAGTATGTTGAAACAGAACAAGGTTATGTTAAGGTAAGACTTGGTGGTGCTTGTGAAACATGTGCTATGAGTGTTATGACTTTAAAACAAGGTATAGAAAAGAAACTTATGATGGAGATACCAGATGTTAAAGGTGTTATTCAAGTTCTATGATAGATAGTAATAGTTATTGGATTAATTATGTTTGCAGTATTAAATGTTGTAGAAGCTTGGAATGAAATCTCATGGGGTGATGCTATTCCATTTATTCTAGTATTGATTGGACTTTACTGGGTTAAAGTTAAGATTGATGCATCTGTTGGTTTAGGTAGAAAGAAAAGTAGACAGTTGCAAAGGATTATTCGTGATGCAATTTTAGAAACACAAATAAAAACAGGAAAACCTTAATAAGTGGATATAGATGAACAAATAACTTATAACCATCTATTCCTATCTGATAGGAAATGTAGAGTTTGTGGAGAAACAAAGAATCTAATAGATGGATTTTATTTAACTAGAAAGGATAGAGGAACTCTACCATCTGCTTATTCTTATGAGTGTAAGATATGTACGGCAAGAAGAGTAGTAAGAAATAGAAAAAGGCATAGAAATTTCTCTGATTGGTTATATCCAGATTGGTAAAGTGTTCGTGCGAAGTTTCCCCTCTGAAAACATTGAAAACAATAAATATTTTCAGATAAACTGAGAATTTTAGGGGAAAAAAACATGGCGACTCCTCAATTATCTCCTGGTGTACTAATCAGGGAAGTTGATCTTACAGTAGGAAGAGCTGAAAACGTATTAGATAACATTGGTGCTATTGCAGGTCCATTTCCAATAGGTCCTGTTAATGAAGTTACACAAATCAATACTTCACAGCAATTAATCGATACCTTTGGTAAGCCTCAATCCAATGACAACCAATATGAATATTGGATGACTGCTTCATCCTTCTTAAGTTATGGAGGAGTTCTTAAGGTCGTTAGAACTAGTGGTACTGGATTAAACAATGGTAATGCTGGTGTAGGTATAGCATCTACAACTGTATTGGCTATTGAGAACAAAGACAATTACGAAGGTAATTGGAAAACTGCTACTAACTTCACTTATGCTGCTAAGAACCCAGGTTCTTGGTCAAACACAATGAAGGTTTGTTATATTGACAACCTTGCTGACCAGACAATTGGTATTACTACCGATAATCTTAATACTGCTGGTGCTATTATTGGATATGGTGTTACAGCATCAGTAGATGGTGTAGTTTTACCTGGAGCAGGTTCAACATCAGAATTTAAAGGATACCTGAAAGGAATTATTACAGGTGTTTCAACTGATTCTGTTACATCAGCAAGTACTTTTGATGTTAAGATTACATCTAGAGTATCTTATGCTGGTACAGAAACTGCTATAAGTTATGCTGAAAGTGATCCTGCTAGATCATTCGAATCAGGAGCAACAATCAGATATGTTAACAACTCTGGTGTAAACACTGGTCCTACTGCTACTTCAACTTGGAGTACAACTAGTATTGCTGACTGGTATGATCAACAGACACTTGGATTAACTAACTCAACAGTATATTGGAAGACAATTGCTTCTAAACCAGTTACTAGTAACTATGTTTCAGAGAGACAAGGTGCTAATGACTCACTACACTTAGTTGTTGTAGATGATACAGGAGATATCACAGGAGTACAGGGAAATATTTTAGAGAAGCATACATTCCTTTCAAAAGCAAAGGATGCTGTTGCTGATGGAGAATCTGGTAAGAAGACTTACTATAAGGATTACCTTGTAGATAATTCATCTCAAATCTATGCTGGATATAACCCATCACAAGGAACTGATGCTTATTGGTTAACAAGTCCTAAAGCAGATGGTTTCTCAACTGCATTTACAAAATATACTACTTCAGAAGGTACTTGGGGTGTAAACGCTCAAGGTATTACTTTCAGTAGTTTAGGAAATGTTTCTTACACATTTGGTGGTGGAGTTGACTATGGTTCTGCTGATTCATATGCAGCAACTTTAGGAAACTTACTAACATCATACAATAAGTTTAAGAACAAGGATGATGTTGCAGTTGACTTCCTTATCATGGGACCTGGTTTAACTGTAGAGAGTGAGACTCAAGCAAAAGCTAATCTACTACTTTCTATCTGTGGTTCCAGAAAAGACTGCATGGCAACAATCAGTCCACATAGAGCAAATGTTGTTAATGTAACAAACTCTACAACTCAGACTAATAATCTACTGAAATTCTTCAGTCCTCTATCATCATCTTCTTATGGTGTATTTGATAGTGGATACAAGTACATGTATGACAGATTTAATAATGAGTTCCGTTGGGTTCCATGTAATGGAGACATTGCTGGATTGATGGTAAGAACAGGAATCAATGCTTATCCTTGGTTCTCACCTGCTGGACAGCAGAGAGGAATCTTGAATAATGCTGTAAAACTTGCTTATACACCAGATAAAGATCAAAGAGATCTTCTTTATTCTTCAAGAATTAACCCAATTATTAATCAGAAGGGTAATGGAATTCTACTCTTTGGTGATAAGACTGGATTAGGATATGCTTCTGCCTTTGATAGAATCAATGTTAGAAGGTTATTCTTAACAGTTGAGCAATCACTTGAGGGTGCTGCAAATGCTCAGCTATTCGAACTTAATGATGCAAACACAAGGTCCAACTTTGTTAACATTGTTGAACCATATCTAAGGGATGTACAAGCTAAGAGAGGTCTATATGACTTCCTAGTTGTTTGTGATGAAACAAATAACACTCCTGATATTATTGATAATAATGAATTCAGAGCTGATATTTACTTGAAACCAACCAAGTCTATCAACTATGTTACTTTGACCTTCGTTGCTACCAGAACTGGTGTTGCATTCGAAGAAATTGTAGGAACTGTTTAACTTTATTAAATAACAGATAGGAGGATCACAAACAATGGCTGACACAAGAACACTCTCACAATTTAAGGCAAAACTGATAGGTGGTGCTGCCCGCCCCAATCTCTTTGAGGTATCAATTCCTACATTCCCATCCTCAGTCCAAGGTGACTGGGGACCTGGTGATGATTCAGAGAATGGTATTTTCAAATTCTTATGCAAAGCTGCTACATTACCAGCTTCTAACGTAGCAACAGTTGATATTCCTTTTAGAGGAAGATCACTTAAAGTTGCTGGAGACAGAACATTTGATGATTGGTCAATAACTGTCATTAATGATGAAGACTTCAGACTTAGAACTGCATTTGAGAAATGGGCAAATGTTATGAGTAAGTTGGATGATGCAACTGGTGTTACTAATCCATCTTCTTATATGACTGATGCTTATGTTCAACAGTTAGGAAGAAGTGCTGGAGTAGGTGCTGCTACTAATGATGGTGGAGAATCAACTGTTCTTAGAACTTACAAGTTCTATGATATTTGGCCAACTACCATAGATGAAATTGCTTTAAGTTATGATACTGGCGATGCTATTGAAGAATTTGGAGTAACATTCAAAGTTCAGTACTTTACTATTGGTAATTCCACTCAATCTAGTGGTTCTGGTGGAGAGGTTTTAATTAGTTGATAAATAGGTTATAATAGTATAAAAACTAATATAAGATGGCGAGATTATTTGGATTCTCTATTGATGATACCGAAAAAACACCCCCAGGTCTGGTATCTCCTGTCCCTCCTAACAATCAGGATGGATCGGAGCACTACGTAAGCTCTGGGTTTTTTGGTTCGTATGTAGATATTGAAGGCGTCTATAAAACAGAGAACGACCTATTAAGAAGATATCGTCAGATGTCTTTATATCCTGAATGTGATAGTGCTATTGAAGATATTGTAAATGAAGCAATTGTATCAGATACAAATGATAGTCCAGTACAAATTGAATTATCAAATTTAAATGCTAGTGATGGTATAAAGAAGAAGATAAGAGAAGAATTTAGTTTTATTTGTGAACTTTTAGACTTTGATAAAAAAGCACATGAGATTTTTAGAAATTGGTATATTGATGGAAGACTATATTATAATAAAGTTATTGATCAAAAAAATCCTCATGAGGGAATACAAGAATTAAGGTATATTGACGCTGCTAAAATGCGTTATATACGCCAGATGAAGAAGCAAAAAAATAATGGTAATGGTAATGCATTTGCTAAAGAGGGAGTAACTCAATATGATTTCCCACCAATAGAAGAATATTTTATATACACACCTCAAGGAGCAAGTAATCCAGTTTATACCTCTTCTGGTGGAAATCCAGCAAAAGGTATAAAGATGACTCGTGATTCTGTTACTTATTGTACTTCTGGATTAGTAGATAGAAATAAAGGAACAACTCTTTCTTGGATGCATAAAGCAATCAAACCTCTCAATCAGTTAATGATGATTGAGGATAGTTTGGTAATTTATCGTCTATCAAGAGCACCAGAAAGAAGAATTTTTTATATTGATGTAGGTAATCTACCAAAAGTTAAGGCAGAACAATACCTTCGTGATGTAATGATGAGGTATCGTAATAAGTTAGTTTATGATGCTAATACTGGTGAAATGCGTGATGATAAGAAATTTATGAGTATGATGGAAGATTTCTGGCTTCCTAGAAGAGAAGGTGGTAGAGGAACTGAAATTACTACTTTACCTGGTGGTCAAAATCTTGGAGAAATTACTGATATTAATTACTTCCAGAAGAAACTTTATAAGTCATTAAATGTACCTGAAACTAGAATTGGTGGAGAAGGTGGATTTAATCTTGGAAGATCTTCTGAAATTTTAAGGGATGAGGTAAAATTCAGTAAGTTTGTAGGTAGAATGAGAAAGAGATTTTCTCATCTATTCAGTGATGTATTGAGAACTCAATTAATATTGAAGAATGTTATTACCCCAGAAGATTGGGATATAATGGAAGATCATATTCAATATGACTTCTTATATGATAATCATTTTGCTGAACTCAAGGATGCTGAACTTTTACAAGAAAGATTAAATCTTGCTGGTGCAGCAGAACCTTATGTTGGTAAATATTACTCTGCTGATTATGTAAGAAGACATATTCTTCGTCAGACTGATGGAGAAATTTTAGAGCAAGATGAACAAATAGAAAAAGAAATTAAGGATGGTGTAATTCCAGATCCAAATGCTCCTGTTGATCCTGCAACTGGAATGCCTTTAGATCCAGCAGCACCTCAAATTAATGGAGATATGGGCGCAAATCCTGTAGATCCTGCTCCAGAAGAAAAAAAATTCGAACCTCCTAAAGGAGGAGAAATATAAAAAAGAGGAAAAATGACCTATCCAGCACCAGAAGTATTACCTTATGATGAATGGTTTGATCCTAATTACAAATATAACCCCTTAGATTCTATGCCAATTGCTACAGATCCCGACAAATATGACCCACCTTGTTCAGTAGAACCACAAGACGAAGATGAAAATATACACCAAAAGATGTATGAAATTGCTACATCAAAGTATAATCCTTTTTCAGTTGGTGGATCTGAGTCTATACAAGACTTATAAATAAACTTACGACGTTGTATTATTAATTTTTAACTATGGATGAATTAATGGATTTATTGGTGACGGATGAATCTCCCTCTCAAATAAGTGATAAAATTAAAGACTTGCTTTATGTAAAAAGTGCTGATAAGATTTCAGATTTGAGGCCAGAGGTTGCTAATCGATTATTTGATAAAGATATAGATTTAGATAACCCAGAACCAGAAGCTGAATTAGAAGGTGATATTGAATTAGAAGGACCAGAATCTACAGAAGAACCTGTAGAACAGGGTGTAGAAAATTAATAAATAACTAACGTATAGGACTATTGTAATTAAAAATAATGGCGTTTCAACCCGTTGGAGCTGGTGGTTCCATAGCAATAGCTGCAAATGGTACAACTGTTACCACATCTTCCTTTATACAGCATAGATCTAATACTTTAAGATTGTCTGCTGATTCAGCAAGTTGTCATGTTGCAGTTGGAGTGGGATCAACACCTACAGCCGCAGCAACAGATGCTGTGATTTTAAAGAATTCAACAGCTACTATTAATATAGGAAGACCTTCAGCTCAAAGGGTTGTTGGAATGACCACTAGTGGTGCTACTACAGTAATAACTTTCCCTGAAGGAACTGGTTGTCCTTTTGCAGTTGATCAACTGGTATCAGTAACAACAACTAATTCAGTTAATAAGCATTGGGAATTTAGTAATAAGTTAATTACTAGCATTAATAGCAACTATCCTACTAATAATACTCAGATGACAGTTGCCAATGATTATACTGATTTCGTTGGAACTGCTTTCACTGCTTTTGTAGATTCACAATCACATCATGCAGAAGCAAGAGATGTAGTTAAGGTTAGTAACAAAGGAGTATCTGTTCAACCATATGGTGCTCTTTGGTATCAGCAAGTTCAAATTTCGGGGGATGCCTGATGAAACTCATTAGAGAAGAAATAGAAACAGTTGATTTTATCGTTGAAGAAAAAAACGGTAAGAAATCAATGTATATTGAAGGTATTTTCCTCCAAGGTGATATCCAAAATCGTAATGGAAGAATGTATCCAATGGAAACCTTGAAAAAGGAAGTACAAAGATACAATGAATCTAATATTGTGACTGGAAGAGCACTTGGTGAACTTGGTCATCCAGAAGGTCCTACTGTCAATCTTGATAGAGTATCTCACAAGATTGTTTCTCTTAAAGAGAATGGAACTAACTTCATTGGTAAAGCAAAAATTCTCAATACACCAATGGGAAATATTGCTAAAAACCTTATTGATGAAGGAGTAAAACTTGGTGTTTCTTCAAGAGGAATTGGTTCATTGAAACCAACTCGTGAAGGATATAATGTGGTTAGTGATGACTTTATGTTATCAACTGCTGCAGATATAGTGGCTGATCCTTCAGCACCTGATGCTTTTGTTTCAGGAATTATGGAAGGAAAGGATTGGATCTGGGATGGTGGCATCCTAAGAGAAGCCCAAGCTGCTAAAACATACAAACAAATTAATACACTTGTAGATCAAAGACAATTAGATGAGAACAAGGCAAATCTTTTCAACGATTTCCTTAACTCATTGTAAAATCTTAATCTACTAAATAAATATAGATTTAATAAGATAAATCGGAGCTGTCCAAAATGTCTCGTGGTACGAAATTACAAGAAATGGAGCAATCTAAAACTGCCGTGAATGCCAACGCACCTGCACCTGAAGCAATGCAATCAGGTCCATCAGGAGCTAGCACACCTGGCAATACACCTCCTTATGAGGATCTAGGTGGTCCTACACCTGAAAATAATAGTCCAATAGGTGACTCTAACAAGTTAAAGACACCAGGTAAGACTATCAAGCAAGTAAGTGATGTAGTCACTAATAGAAAAGCTACTGCTAAAGAAGAAGTAGAAGTTGAAGATCAAGTAATCGAGGAGGATCAAGTGGTTGCTGAAGATCAAGTAGAAGTATCTGAAGACACAGTGGACGAAACTGTTGACATCGAAGATGATGTTAATGCCCTCTTAGGAGGAGAAGAATTGTCCGAGGAATTCAAAGAGAAAGCAAAGACTATTTTTGAAGCTGCTCTTAATTCCAAGGTAAAAGAGATTCAAGAGACTCTTGAAGTCCAGTATGAAGAAAAACTCCAGGAAGCTAGAGAAGAGTTGAAAGAATCTCTTCAAGAGCGTGTAGATTCCTACTTGGAGTATGTTTCTCAAGAATGGCTTGATGAGAATACTCTTGCAATAGAGCATGGCCTCAAGACTGAAATGACTGAATCATTCCTTGCTGGAATGAAGGGTCTTTTTGAAGAACATTATGTAACTATCCCTGAAGACAAATATGATGTGCTTGAGAGCATGGTAGAAAAACTAGATGATATGGAGACCAAACTCAATGAGCAGATTGATAAGAACATTGGATTGAATAAGAGACTCGGTGAGTCAACTGCATCCAATATCTTAGAATCAGTTTCTGAAGGGCTAGCAGCTACTCAGAAAGAAAAGCTTGCTTCACTTGCTGAAAGTGTAGAGTTTGAAAGTGAAGACGAATATCGTGGTAAGTTAGAAGTTCTTAGGGAGTCATACTTCTCAAGAGCTGCTACCGAATCTGCTAAAGAAACATCTAAAGCACAAACCCTTTCTGAGGGAGTAGATAGTACAGTTGCACCAGCTTCTGGTGGAATGGATGCTTATTTACAAGCATTAGGTGCATTCAAACCAAAGCAGAGTTGAAGTAATTATTAATTCAAACGTAAATTTCACACTTTTATAGGTAAAGCAAAATGTTCCAATCAGAACAATTGCAGGAAAAGTGGGCTCCTTTACTTGACTATGAAGGTCTTGATCCAATCAAAGACAGTCACCGTAAAGCAGTAACCGCAGTTCTGCTAGAAAATCAAGAAAAATTCTTAAAAGAAGAATCAGCATTTAACTCAGGTATCAACCTGATGGAACAACCCACAATGCACGGTAACGTTGCTGGTGCTCAGGGTGGTTTCGGTACAGCAGGTACAACTGCACTAGGAAATGCTGGTTTCGATCCAGTTCTAATCTCATTGATTAGACGTGCAATGCCTAACTTGGTCGCTTATGACCTTGCTGGTGTTCAGCCAATGTCTGGTCCTACTGGTCTTATCTTCGCGATGAGAAGCAGATATACCAACATGACTGGTACAGAGGCATTCTACAATGAAGCTAATACAGCTTTCTCTGGTACAGATGCTAACTCTGATACTACATTCACAAGACCATTCTCTGACGTAGCAACTGGTATTGGTACTGATACTCAAAGAGGTACTAACCCATCAGTTCTTAACCCTGTTGGTACTGCTGCAACTAACACAGCAACCTACACAGTTGGTCAGGGTATGCCTACTGGTGATGCTGAAAGTCTAGGTGATGGCAATGATGCCTTCAACCAGATGGCATTCAGTATTGAGAAAGTTACTGTTACTGCTAAGTCAAGAGCACTAAAGGCAGAGTACAGTTTAGAACTTGCTCAAGACCTTAAAGCAATTCATGGTCTTAATGCTGAAGCAGAACTTGCTAATATCCTCTCTACAGAAATCCTTGCTGAAATCAACAGAGAAGTTATTAGAACTATCTACAAGACTGCTGAACAGGGTGCTGTTTCAAACACAGCAACTGCTGGTGTATTTGACCTAGACATTGACTCAAATGGAAGATGGTCAGTTGAGAAGTTCAAGGGACTTCTATTCCAGATTGAAAGAGATGCTAATGCTATAGCACAGAGAACAAGGCGTGGAAAGGGCAACATGGTTCTTTGCTCTGCTGACGTTGCTTCTGCTCTTACAATGGCAGGAATCCTTGACTATACACCTGCACTTAATGCAAACTTGAATGTTGATGATACAGGCAATACATTTGCTGGTACAATCAATGGTAAGTTCAAAGTTTACATTGACCCATATGCTGCTAACCTAGCTGCTGCAAACACAGCATCTGACTCTGGTAATCAGTACTATGTTGTAGGTTATAAGGGTACTTCTCCTTATGATGCAGGTCTGTTCTATTGCCCATACGTTCCTCTACAGATGGTTCGTGCTGTGGGTGAGAACTCCTTCCAGCCAAAGATTGGCTTCAAGACCAGATATGGTATTGTTGCTAACCCATTCGCTGAAGGAACCACTCAGGGTGTAGGTAGACTGCTCATCAACTCTAACCGTTACTACAGAAGAGTTGCTGTTAAGAACCTAATGTAAATCAATATTTTACATATCTGTTTCAAGAGACCTCTTCTAAAGGGGTCTCTTTTTTTATTCCTAATTACAATGATAAGGACACTCATCCCAACTTATGCTGATTTACTACATTCAAAAATAGAGAAGTGTAGTTATAATCTTGATCGAGAAGAACTGTCTCAAATATTAAAAGTGAATATGGATTATTATAAGGGAGTTGGTCTATCAGCAAATCAGATAGGTATAAATGAAAGAGCTTTTATTATGATAAGAGATATGGAATATAATGAAACTATTACTTGCTTTAATCCAAAGATTGTAAAAGAATCTAAAGATAAGGTAGTAATGGAAGAAGGTTGTTTATCCTATCCAGAATTATTTTTAGATGTGATAAGACCTAGTAGTATTGTAGTTAAATATGAAGATGAATATAAGAAGAGACATAAATTAAAATTGAGTGATTTTCCTGCAAGAGTATTTCAACATGAATATGATCATATGGAAGGAATTGATTTTACACAAAGATCTAAATAAATACGGAGACCTGCTTTCTACCAATGTTTTGTAAAGTAAGAAAAAGTATTAAAGAATATCGTGAATGGCAATTGAAGATGTATAATCGTTGGGAGGATACATTGGAAATAAGACTTGCTGGAATTAAAGCAGCTAAAGAAAAACTTGAAGAGCAGATGGAAAGAGATACTGTAGTAGATAAATAATCAAAAAGTGTCAATATAAATGAAGTCTCTTATAAAGTTTTTAATAGAAGCAAGAGGTGGTCCAGACTTTAGTGATGAAAAGTCTCATGAAATTCTATGGAATCATGTTGTTGGTAGTTTAGATAAAGACGCTGAATTAGGTAAGAAAGTAAGAAAAGCAATTAAAGATAAAGATTGGGATACTGTTGAAAATGAAGTAAATAATGCAGTAGAAAAAGCACAAAGTGATTCAGATCATCCACTTCATTTTGATAATCAGGGGGATGATGGATTTACTGGTGGATCAAAGACTGATGATCATAGAGATTCCTTTAATTCAAGAATAGAAAGAAGTAAGCACGGTGTTATTTCTATGTTAAAAAGCCGTCAAGGCAGTAGCATGGGTAGTAAAGGATGGAAAGTAACTCAACAAGGTGGAAAACATCAAAGATCTAGATCCGATTGGGGTGGAAATCCAGGTGGGCAAGGAAGAACTGATTTGGTATATACTGATCCAGATAATCCAAAAGCAGTACATCGTCAGAGTCAGAAGGATGTAAGAGGATCTCAGGCATACTCAGCAGGAGGAGATCAATTTACAGCAACAATGAAAGCAGGTGCTAAGGAAATAACTAAACCTAAATTTGATAAACCAAGAAAAGAAAAGGGTGAATCTGATAAGGATTATAAATCTAGAGTAACAAGAATTAAAACTGATGCTAGACAAGCAGGGAAGGAAAGACAATTACAAATTGGAAGACAGGCAGAAAGAACTGGAAAATTAGTAGATGCTATGAGAGGTAGATCTACTGAGGATAAGCAAAGACTTAAAGGTTTAGCAACAAGAATGACTGGTAGAATGGAGAGACAAAATCCAGGTCTATCAAAAGCAGCAGGACAAGAAGCATTAACTGGTAAAGCACAGTTTGGTGGTAAAGTAGATAGTGTAATTACTACTGGAGATGAGCGTTCTAGTGTAAAAAATCCAAGAGCAACATCTGTAGGTGCTCCTAGACCTGCTCTTCCTAAAGGTAGAACTAGGGGTGGTAATGTAAAAGGTGATATAAAACCAGAGCAAACTCAACAACAACGTCAAGCAAATCAATCATCACAAAAACCTTTTATAACTTTTCAACAATTTAAACAGAAAAATCCATCTATTCAAGGTCGTCACTCTCTACAAGCATATAGAAATCATTTAACAAGAAATAGATAAATAGTTAAAAAAAAATTGTGACATGGCGTTCCGTATACAAAAACCCAGTATTATACCTTCTGTAGGAACAGTTTACTATAAAGGTAATAATCAGTGGGATGAAACATTTGATAAAAGAAAATTATATGATACAGAAGCAGCAGCTAAAGCAGACCCAGATATTTACAAGTGGGAACATGCTACTGTT